TATAAAATGCTAAATAAAAGTTCCTTTCATTTAAATATGGAAGGAACTTTTTTTGTGTGAAAGCGAGAATAGTTATATCTTTGTTATATTCGTTTCTATCTGTTTTGTACTTTCCATATTATCAGCGTGATATACCTCCAGAGGGATTTCTGGGGGTATAAAATATGAGATTCCTCTCTTTGCTTTCCATGAAAAAACGCTATTTTTGCGGTGAAATGTTTTACAAATGTTTTTCAGCAAATGGCAACATTCAAGGTAGTGGTTCTTCCTCATCAGAAAAAGGAAGATGGTACGTATAATGTAAAGATACGTGTCACTCAGGCAAGAAAATCAAAGTATATAAAAACTTCTCAGTTTGTCTCTGCGCAGGATATTTCACGAAAGAAGGAAAAGGGTGTAGAAAAGATAAAAATCAAGAATCAGGCCATAATAGACCTGATGGATGAACTTGTACTTTCTTATAGGAGAAAACTGACTGCCGCTGGAATTCAGGCTGAATCCTGGGACGTGGACAAGATTGTGGAATATCTTACCGGTTCCTCAGACGGATTTTATCTGAATATTATACAGTATGGTAAAGATTATGCGGATTCTTTGGAGAAGCAGGGGAGAACTGGAACTGCAAAGTCCTATCGGGTGGCCATGAATGCCCTTGAACGTTTTGCTGGCCCTGATCTTGACGTCAATCAGGTAACGGTGTCTTTCCTGAAATCCTATGAGCGTTTTCTTCGTGAGGAACCTACACTTTGCGGTACAAAGTCTGGAGGTGTGGTTACAACTGATAAGCCGAAAGCCGGAAGGGCTGTGTCGTCTTACATCTCATTCCTGAAGACTGTATTCAATAACGCCAAGCTTGAATACAATGATGAAGAAGCCGGAATGGTGAGAATACCCTTATCTCCATTCTCAATGTACAAGATACCGGAGGTGACTGTTTCTGTGGAGCATCGCGTGCTTTCTGTTGAGCAGATACAGCGTATAATAGACCTTCCGTACGTTTACCAGAATAAAAACAAGGGATACTCTCTTTTCAATATAGCCAAAGATGTGTTTCTGATTTCATTTGCGCTTATGGGGATGAATACAGCTGACTTGTATGAAGCTTGTGAGTATTCCGGATATGTGCTCACCTATCAGCGTAGAAAGACGCGTACGCGAAGAAAAGACAAGGCGCTGATAAAGGTATTCGTTGAACCTGAGATTCGTCCTCTAATCGAAAAATATAGGGGAAATGGAACGGTTTTCTGTTTTAGTGACCATTATGTGACGTCCGACATGCTTAATGCCATGGTGAATATTGGCCTGAAGAGAATCGGTCGTGAGATTGGTGTTCCTGACCTGAATTTTTATTACGCCCGCCACTCTATGGCATCCATCTGTGCCAACAGGCTTGGCATTGATATAGCCCGTGTGGACGAAATGCTTAACCACAGTGACCCGAAAATGGCCCTTGCGAGGGTTTATATAGAAAAAGATTTTCGGCCGCTCTGGGACGCTAACAGAAGGCTTCTGGATTTGTTCGACTGGAGCTTCTATACAAAAGAAAAGCCGGAGGAGTAACCTTCGGCTTAATTTATTCCTATATTTTCCAGCACTTCATCAATGAACATCGAGCGGTAGTGCGGGCAGTCAAGCACTCCTTTCCGTTTCGCTTCCCGATACACCTTTGAGAACAGCTTGGCTTTTTCTTGGACTGTTACTGGTATCTCCTCAATGGGTGTGGTCAGGAACCGACATCCCCATCCTTTGCAGGTCGGGGAGAGCTGACAGTAAGTTGATGTTGTGTACGTGTCTGCACATGAAGTAATATCAGTATTCATAGAAACGTATGTTCTTAATCTTTTCTTTTCTGATAGAGTCTCCGTATATTCTATATATAGAATTCAACTGATATGATTGCTAATACAATACAAATAAATAATTATGCAGTATATGTTATTTTTTGAATTTTTCCTCCAAATACATATCTCTAAGAGGGAGGCTTAATATGTAGCATATATCTCCAAGAGTTATGTCATAAGATTTATTTTCTCCATTTTCACCTGTGATAGTTATGGATGGAGCGTTATAAACAAAATCTTTAATTCCATTGAATATATCATTATCTGTAAAACCGGAGCATGCAAAATTGGCTGCGTTTTCTACGTCCAGTTCTGTTTTAGGATTCATGCTTTCTATTTTCGAAAAGAAGAAAGACTTGTGTTCGTTCAGGAATTCCATTCCGTGTATTTGGCTAAATATCTTTTCTCCTAATTCGTTTAATCTTCTTGGACTTTTTTTCATACTAAATACGTTTGCTGAATTTGGGAATTTTTGTATCAAGACGGCTTTGATTGCTGTAATGTCTTCTTTTATGCTATCAAAGTCTTGTTTCATTTGTTTGATGTCAGAAGACAATTCGTCAATCTTATTGTTTTTGTTTTGACAATCTGCATGTTTGGTTTTATCTTCCAGCACCTTGAACCGCGTGTAGTAAAATTTCATTACGACAAACATTATCGCAATGATTATTACAGTCCAAAGCGGCATCAGTTCTATCAGTTTTTCTATAATCTTATCCATTCTTTACAAATATAGCATTTTTTACTATGTAATTAAAAAACTACATAGAAGTACAGGTAGTTACTACTAAATGAATTGGTAACTACCTATAAGTCAATTAAAGGGTTATTCTTTGGTTTCGTACATGTCTATAGCCTTGAAATAATCTTCAGTATATTGGAATAAATCATCAAGGCTTTCAATAGCATGTTTTACATCTTTCTTGTTTTCGTCAATAGTTGCAACATATTTCGTTACTGTGTTAAAGTACATACGGCAGATTGGTTTGCGGTTATTGTCATCAAGCAACACACTAAAGTAAGTTTGTGCATCACGGTATGCTATTCTTGACACATCTACTTTCTGACGACAAATAGCTTGTATGATACGATATGCGTCAAGTTCTTCTTCTGTCGTAACAATTTTTGAATCTGGTTGTGCTTCTACTGGGGGTTCTGTTTTTGTTTCTTCAACCTTAGTTTGTTGGGCTTCTGGTTTTGCATCACTGACAGTTAGTGCTCCTTTTAAACGTTCATTGATAATATCATTGATGTGTGATGATATGGCACGTTTTACCAATGGGGTAAACTGGTCTACGACATTCTGCAGCATACGACCATCATATACTTTGGTTGCGAACATTTTTACGAAATCTGCACTTGGGTTTGAAAACTCGTTTTGTATAATAGTTTTGAGTTCTCCCATGTACTTTAATTCACTTGCAGAACTGAGTATATTTTCAACGTCAAAATATGATTTATGGAATTTCTTGAGTTCTTCGATTTGGTTATCGCGGAGATCTGTAATATCAACTTCCAGGAATGGTTTATCATCCATGATATTAGGTTCCTTGAGGTCTGTATAGAAGCGGTAGATGATTCCGTTTGTTAGCAGTCCAAATTTAGCTTTAGATACATTAAAGTATCGAAGTAGCTGATTGTCGTGTATGTTAAGGTCTTGTTTCCAATGCTTGCACTCAATTAAAAGGATTGGCTGCTCATCTTTCATGATGGCATAGTCAATCTTTTCTCCTTTTTTCGTGCCGATGTCACAAGTCATTTCAGGAATGACTTCAAGAGGGTTAAATACATCGTATCCTAGTGCATTTATAAAAGGCATAATAAATGCGTTTTTAGTAGCTTCTTCTGTCTGAATGTTTTCTTTCAGCTTTTCAACTCTGTCGGCAAGCTGTTTGATTGCGTCTTTAAAGTCCATAGTTTATATTATTTAGCAGATAAACACATTAATACTCTATACATACCGTATACTTCTGAAAGAGGTACATCAAAATCTGAGAATTTAGGGTCTGGATTGATAGAGTGGCATTTTATGTATCCTTCCTTCTCTCTACATTCGTGTACCTCCTTTACTATAACACCGTTGGGTGTATCGAGTACATAAGTTTTACCCCAATCAATGAAAATATTGGGATTTATCTTTTTTATAAGAATGCGCGAGCCTGATGGATATTCGGGTGACATGCTATCTCCATATACCGTAATTGCAAAATCTACATTTTCTATTGGAGATATTATAGTTTCACAATCATTCAAGAAAACACTAGGAGAAGCAAATCCAGTTAATGAACCTCCCATAGCTGACATCGGAAGTAGATAGGTGATGTATTCTGATTTTATATTGACTTTTTTCCCAGTATCTCTTTTGTGTATTGTAATATCATTTCCTGTAGGATATTCACCAATAAGCATTTCTCCTTCTCCTGTAAGCAACCAATTTTTGTTTAAGTCACCAAAAAAGTTAGATATTTTATCTATTGTTGAACGTCTGGTATTATCTCCCATTTTAGATACTGCACCATTGCTTAAGCCAACTGTTTTTTCAAATGACTGTACGGTTAATCCTTTGTATTCGATAAAGTAGAAGAGTCGTTCTTTCAATCCAGCCATAATAGAGTTAATTAGAGTTAATATCTAAATATAATTAGATTTATTGTTTGATAAATTAGATATTAAATCTATCTTTGCAACATCAAACAATAAACAATAAACAAAGGAAACGAAAAAACGGGAAACCGCCAAATAAAAGTGATAACTAAAAAGAGGTAACGCCATGAGAATATATGATTTGAAACAGATAATGAAGGATGCTTGGAGAACATATAAATATGTTGCTAAGAAGAAAGGAAAGACTTTCGGTGAAGTTCTGAAATCAACATGGAAAATGGCAAAACTCCAGGTGTCAATGAAGAAAGCCATGGATTCAAAAAGCCAGCCTTTGTCAGGATTGAAGTCAGCCTGCAAGGCGGTCAGCTACGACTGGTCAGGTGTAACGGAAGCGGCCGTTTATCCGGACAACCACAGAGGTTACCTTGGTTCGAAATATTGCGGAGATTAATCAGGATAACGCAATCCCTATCCGGCCATAGAGCCTACCCTTTGATGCGGAGGTAGGGAACATGAAGGATTGACTGCCCTAAGCAGTCCGTTCCAGAAAGCGATACTGGCGCATACCCTCATTACCAGCATAGAGGACGCGAGGATTCAAGGGTCGAAGCAAGCAGCCGCAAGGTCGATGCAAGCAGCCTGGCTAAATAATGGCAAATGTCCCGAACGGTCATGCAGTGAAGAATAGTAGCTGATAACTCCGGTGGGAAGAGCAGAGAGAGCTTATCGGGGCACGAATCAAATAATAATCACATGAAAATACTACTTGCTTTATGTGCATTGTCCGTATTGGTGATGCACTTCAATCAGGATTTGAATCCGGTCTACTGGATTGGATTTTCAGGGTTTGTAATAACTGGCTTCTGGGCCGCTTATAAAATGGACAAGGATGGAAGAGCTTCAAAAGGTAATAAAGAGCATCTGCGATGATTTTGCAGACATCAACGCCATTCTGGCGGCACGCTCAAGGGAACTGGACAGACGGGAGCTGTTCGATAAGGAGATAGATACGGAAATCAATAATTTAAAACAGAATAGACATGAAAACAAATGAGGAATTACAGGGTATGACGCATGATGAACTCGTGGCATACACACAGAATCTGCAACGCGAATCCGAAGAATACAGAAAATCAATGCTGTATTACATGGAAGAAGAGAAAAAGATTGAATCGAAGTTTGAGAGTTTCAAGAACATGGTCAAATCGTTAGTTGTCTTAGTCGATTAGTTTTTATGGGTTATAGAAAATAGGTAGATGCCGGGCTATGAAGTTCGGCATTTTTGGTATCGTGGCGGAATTGGTAGACGCTATAAGTCGGATGGGTAGAGAGACAGAGCACAGTGTTATTCTACACCTAAAAGGAAGGGAGTTTCTCATGCAGGTTCGAATCCTGCCGGTACCACTAATTTAATATAATTTATCACTGCTGGGCACTTAGTCCCAGCTGATTTTCAATTGTTTATAATTTAGTTCTTTGACATTTTTGTAATCGCAA